TATCCCTTATCTTCAACATTATAATTATTATCCGTATACGTATAGTCTGTTGTAAATGATAATGGTTTATATACAGAAAATTTTTGTATTAGAGCATCTATTGCATCACTATTTGCTTTCTTATCAACAACAAATTTAATAAAATGTCCTTTAACTATTTCATTAATATCAGCACCTGTAAGAGATTTAGCATTTGTTAGTTCAGTAAGTGATATCTTTTTATGTTTTGGGGAGATAGTATTCTCAAAAAAACTATATTTTAATGTTTCTAGATCAAGAATATAATACCCCTTAATACCACCTAAATCTCCAAAATCCATTTCAAATGGGTTACCTACATATACAATCGTACCATTATTGTATACTCTTTCATCTCTTAAATGAAAGTGACCGGACATTACTAAATTTGTTTTTGATAATAAATCACGTGTATTGAGTCCATGATCACATGTCTTACCACTACTCATTCTAAAACTTTCAATTTCTAAATGACCAAAAATGGCATCTGATTTTTGTATCTTAGATACATTACCACCCCATGGAATAAACGTAAATGTCTTACCAAAAAGTGTGCTCGTAGTTGTCTCACTAATAACAGTTATATTCTTTCTACCATTAAGAATAGAGAGTGAATTAACATCTGATCTATCCTTATAGTACGCATCATGATTACCAACAATCATAATAATATTAAACTTACTTAACCTATCAAGTATAATGCTAGCAACGTGAAGAGTAGAAACAGAAATATCACTTCTATGATGATAGAAATCACCAAGAAATAAAATATCAGTAATATTTTGCTTATCAAGTTCTCCTACAATCCAATCACACCATTCAAGTGCTACTTGATGCCAAGTAGTAGCATCTAAATGCACACCCAAATGTAAATCAGAAAATACCGCAACTTTTGATTTATTTAAAAATAAGTCCACAATTATTCGTCAGCGTCATCACCTGTTGGCTCAATATAGATATGAGCACCATTATTCTCTTCAGGGTTGAGCATTAATTCTGTATAGACTTTATCTCTATATTCATTAATAGCTTCATGATGCTTTTTTTCCTTTTTAATTCTATTAATAAAAGCATGGAAAGCAATCGTTGTGAAATACGAGAATGGACTAAACCCGCAATCAATCTTAAACTTTTTATTCTTTAAAGCTGAATACATTTTTACTACTGCGTCACCAACCATATCTTCTTTATAAGAATAATTTAAGAAGTTTGGTGCATATGAGAGACCATTTGCAATTTTATTAATACTCTCACATAGCTTATCCGTCATTACATCAGTCTTGTAATAGTTTCTAATCTCATCTTCAAATTCTCTACTATTTACATAATGTACTTTATCCTTTGGTTTAATCTTTTTCGGTGCTTCTACTTCATCAGCAATTGGTAGTGACTGAATAATAGCTTCAGGTAAAATCTCTATAACATCACTTTCTTCTTCCATTGGAAGATTAAGATCTAAAATAATTGGCTCTTTTTTAAGCTTCTTACTTTTCTTCGATGTCTTTGATTGCAAACGGGATGTGTTCTTTTTCATAAAGTGCTTGTCTTTTTAATGCATGAGCTGCGCTATAGCGAAGATCATCAGTAATATCAAATATTATAAGCTTAGATTTATCCTTATGCAACCTAAGACCTCGTCCAATTGATTGTACAATTTTAATCTTTGCTTTACCACCGCATGCGAAAATAATATAATGTAAGTTCTTAATATTAATACCGGTAGAAAAAATCTTTGATATAGCAACAACGACAACATTGCTATTTGCCTCCATAAGCTGTCTAACTCTATCACGTTCTTCAACTTCTACTTCGCCACGAATAAAAAAGCATTGTTTTTCAGGCATTAGTTGTTTAACAATATCAAATAGTAATTCTCCGTGTTGAATATAATCAACCATAATAAGAGAATTTTGATTAAGTCCTTTAGCAAGTTTTGCTATAAGTTCATTTCGAAAAACAGAAGTTGTGAGATACTCTATTTCCTCTCTATATAAATTACCGCCATCAGTATGTGGGGGATCTTTTTTATGAATAAGTTTGATAATCTGTATTGAAGCATTACTTACATAATTCTCTTGTCTTAAATCATAGCTATTTTTCTCATAAATTACTGGTCCAATCTTACCAATAATATTCCATTGATCAAGGGCTTCCTCGGGCATTGTACCAGTAAATCCAAATCTATATGGTGTTTTAATCTTTTTAAGAATATCATTTACTTTATTACCTTTACGAATTTTATGTACTTCATCGACAATAAGAAGATCTATATCCTCTAACCAATCTAAATTGCTATTCTTACTCTGTAATATACCGAGATTAGATACTATTACGTTTGAAGAGAGATCTAAATCATCATCACCTGTCCATTTTGACACGCTAAATGGTACACCGTAATCAATAAAATCCTGATAAGTTTGAGACGCAAGTCCTCTATCAGGTACGATAAAGAGACATTTAAAGCTCTGTTTATTATATGCTGACATGTAGAGCTGATGAATTTTTGAAATTAAAGAAGCTGATGTTAATGTTTTTCCACCTGCTGTAGCTAATATAATTGTGCCTCTACCGTTAGAAAGACATTCTTTAACTATCTCTTCCTGGTAATCTCTTAGATCTAATTTAAGAGGATATATTTCATTTTTAAAATCTAATTGTTGATGCCAACCATGTCTTGCAGGTGCTACTTGTTCAAAAATACCTTTGCTATATTCAATCTCACCGACATACTGTTGACTAGTTAAAAATTTTTTTATTTCTGTATATAAACAAGGTTCGAATCTACCTGTTGGTGTGATAGCGTACGTACGAGATGGCATAAACCTACCACGTCGACGCATAAAATGAGCTGCTTCATTCTTTACGGAGAAATGCTCACGTATTTCATCAAACATATCACCTGATAAAATACCAAGTTTCTTTTTCTCATCGTAATCAAATTTTATCATGTAGTTTCAAGCTGCATTATTTTTATAATATTTGAAATATCATATGAGCAGCTACTTAAAGTTTTTTCTGAACGTTCTAGAAGTTCAACAAGAAGTTCATTGTCTTGAATTTGTTTATTAATATCTTGAATTCTACTGTGTCTATCTGCTGTAGCTGCAATAACAGGTTGCGTTAACTTAACAGCACTGGTATGATCAATTTCAGACATAATATCAGCCTTAACTCTATCCTTTTGTTTCTTGAGCTGATTAATATGTGACTTCAGTCTAATCATTCTACCTGTCCACTTATGCTTAATAGCAGGTAATCGAAGTTGATAGTCTTTAAGATTAAGTTCATTAATCTTTAGATCTTCTTCTAGTTCTTTTATATATTCCTCAAGCATTAACCTTAAATATAATATAAGGTACCAAAAAATCAATGAGTAATTTTAATAAACTTGTCGACAAACTCTTAACCGAACTAGCGAATGTCGCGGGTGGCGCTGGAGCTGTTACAGGACCGGTAACTTCTGGAAATTATGGAAATCAATTTCCCTCGCAGAACGATAATGCATATGCACCTGGCGATGCACGAATTCCATCAATTTTAGGTGCAAGACCATCGCGTAAAGTAAAGCGTAAAAAGAAACATAAAAGTAGAAAAGTAGCAACTAAAGTACCTATTCAGCGTAGAAGTGTATATTTGCCAGGAATGTAATAACTATCTATATGGATAGTGGTCATTGGATTTTAAATGAAGGTGTCGAGATATTAGAAAATACTTTTGGTTTTATCTATTTGATTGTTAACACTGTCAATAATAAAAAATACATTGGTAAAAAACAATGTACTAGTCGTATTAAACGTAGACCTTTAAAAGGTAAGAAAAATAGTCGAATTGAACATAAGGAATCTGATTGGAAATCCTATACAAGCTCTTCGAATGAACTTAATGCTGATATCTTAAAGTATGGTAAAGATAAGTTTATTTTTAAAATTCTACGTACTTGTGATTCTAAATGGGCGTTAGCATATTATGAAATCAAAGAACAATTAGGAGAGGACGTACTTTTAAGAGAAGATTATTATAATGGAATTTGTAATGTAAGAATTGGCAAGGCTCCTAAGCAAGAGCTTGCAAAATTTAAATTATGAGGTTATAATGAATTAGTGATTGAGAGCTGCACATTTGATCAATTTAATCTTCAGTTAGTTAATTTTGAATCGATCTTTAAAACTATAGAAGTTAATTTTATCAATGATCTTGTAAAATATCAGCTTTTACCTGCGAAAAGAATAACTAGAGATATCAAGAAATTACTGTATCATCATATTTTTTATGGTACATGTGAGTACCTTTTAAATAGACAAGCGAAAGAACGTGTTGTTATTCTTAAATCTAAACAATTAGATCTCACAAATTACCAAATTTTGCAATATTTTGATAAGGAATTAATATTAAAATACATTGATCAAGCAGCTTTAAAAGTATCAAAATTACTTCCAATAAGCATGTACGTCTATGAAAACATAGAATTTTGTTTATTTAAACAATTGTATTCAAAGCGTGACGGTAATGTAATTGAGCTCATTGAGCGTATACGTTCGTTTGCATGGACTAAGGAGTTTACACGATCGTATTATACTTTTGCAAAAGTTAAAAACTTTGCTAAACGCAATGAATTGACGTTTTTGAGTGAGAAGTACTTTAATCAACTTAAAACTAAACAACTTCTCTACGTATAAATATTAAATACTTATAATGAAATTTATCGACAAACTTAACGAGCAATGGTCAATGTTAGATGAGGCCGATAATATACCAGCACCTGCTCCGACCCAACCTCCTATTTCAGCTGGTGCACCAGCTGAAATTCCACAAGATGCTGCTGCTCCAGATCCTAACGCTACACCAGAACCTAATGAAGGTGAGCCTACTCAAGTCGCTCCTGAAGGCTACGTAGGACTTGTTAAGTTACTTGCTAAGGCAACAGCTATGACGTTTCCAGCAGACGCGTTAGATGAAATTTATAGAACTGATATTACAGCTGAAAATGCATTTGAAATGCAAACAGCTTTAGAAGCTGCAATTAAACAAAATGAAATGTATGCTGATAACCCTGAAAGATTAGAAAATATTCATTTAAGGAATTTTATTGACGGTATTAATACCGGTAATTTTATTAAAAAATATAAACAAATACTTGGTGTAATGCATAAGCGTGATCCTTATTTAAAAAATGCTAACCTTTAAATCATATCTTAAGCTTATTGAAGAGGGTGGAGCTGCTGGTCACATGGCACACCCTTTCGATCTTCCATCGGTGCGTACCGGTAAAGATCTCATTAGGCTTTTTGATCAAGTTAAAGCAAGTATTGGTATTACACCAGCTGTTGTAAAAATTGATGGTGTAAATTGTTCAATAAAGCTTATTACGAATGATGATGGTAGTATGGAATTTGCTCTTGATCGTGGATCTAATAATCCATTAGATGTTAGAGGTGTCACAGTTGATAAACTTCGAGATAGATTTCCTGAAGGTCATGGGTTTATTCCAATTGGTGAAACGGTATTAACTATTTTTAATAGAGCGCTTTTAATTCCGACAGTAATTAATGATTTAAAAAGGTTAAATTTCTTAAAAAATAAAAATTTACTTTTTAATATGGAGTATGTTGAAGGTAGTACTAATGTTGTTAACTACCCGGAAAATTTTTTAGCAATTCACGGTATAAATGAAATTTACGAACAAAAAAGCGCTGTACGTAAAACAATATCTAGAAAGACACGTG